TAAAAAATAATTATAAAATAATTCGCTATTTAGGAATGAATGTCAAATTTTTTTTGGAGGTTTATTGGATGAAATATTTAACTTTAAACTTAGAAGAAATTCAAAAAATTGGGTTAATTGAAACCGTTGTCTTAAACTTTTTAAAGATAAAAAAAAGCGACTTAAATATTAAAGGGCAAAACTTTTTTGAAGTAAAGCAGAAAGATATAATTAAAAATTTAAAGCTTACAAGACACACTTTAGACCGGACAATTAAGGCCCTAATTGATCTAAAAATTATAAAAAAAACGGTGCAAAAAACCAAAGCAACTACAAATGTAAGATTTTGCATTGAGAAAAAAGTTTCGCAGCGGGAATGCCCTATAAAATCCGATGTCGAATTCAACGTCAACACCGCAGCATTAAAACACAAGGGTGCGTTAACTACTGATAAATCTCGATGTCGAATTCAACGTCAACACCGCAGCATTTACGGTGCTGAATACAACGTCAACACCGCACAAACACAGAGCGGCGTCTATATATCAGTAATTAATAAATTAATTACACTAAGAGACTTAGAATTTTCTGACGAAAATTCAGAGCGTGTAAAAAATTTTGAAAGTGTTAGAAAAAATATAATGCAATATATTAACGGAGACACACTTAAAAGTGAGGGCTCAACTCTTCAACAATCGACCTCATTAAAGGTCATTAAAGGCGGTGAAATGAATTCCAAACGTGAAATGAATAGTAAGGCTAAGGTCAATCTTCTAGAAGGCCAAAAAAACCAAATTTTAGCAGAAGAAATTTTAAAATATTTTAATGAAGTTTGTAATAAAAAATATAAAGAAACCCGAAAGTCGAATCAAAAAAATATTATCGAAAGATTAAACGAAGGATTTACAATCGAAGACTTTAAAAAGGTAATTGAATATAAAAATAGAACCTGGACAAAAGAAGTTACTTTTAAAGGCGGTGCTAAAGCCAGGGCCTATCTAAGGCCAGACACTCTTTTTAGATCGGACAAATTTGAAAATTATTTAAACGAATATGAACCGCCACCTAAGGGCTTAAGCGAAGAAGATAAGGCTTTTATTGAAAAATATGCTTTTGCTCAAAAAGTCTACGAGTAACAATTAACAAAAATAAAATAATTCTTGCATATTAAAAAAAACTTATTAAACTTAATTTTAAATAATTAAATAATTTAAAAAGTAGGGTAACTTTGGTTTTTGACGGTTCAAAAAAAGATAGCTTAATAAATTTACAGGTCCACTCTGAAAATAATGAATTTATTTATTATAAAAGCGACTTTTCTTTTTTGGAGAGTCATAAGGGTTATAGGCCTGGTAAGTTTCACGTTGTTTTAGGTACCAGCGGTGGCGGTAAGTCTACTTTTATCCGAAGTCTAGTTTTAGATTCTATTTTAAGAAACGAAACTAATAAAAAGACTATGGTTTGGTTAAGCGAAGAAACTGAAATGGACTTTATGGTACAATTTATAAAACTTTTGTACTTTTACAAGCCTGAAAAGCAAAAGGATATTTTAAATAAGTTAATTGTTGTAAGCGAGTTAGATCAATCGAAATATTTTGCCAATGAAAGTCAAAAAAAATGGATCGAATATTATTATCACTATATGGGACAACAAGAAATAGGCTTAATTTACTATGATAATATAACAACTAGTATTTTTTATGCAGAAAAAAGACCCGATGAACAAAAAAAATATGTTACTGACTTAAAAAATTATATAACAAAAATAAATAAACCTTTTGTCGTAGTGGCCCACACAAGTTCAGAAATTAATCAAAACATAAATAGAGAGATTAATAAGGAAGATATCAGAGGTTCAAAATATATCGTTTTGGTTAGCGAGTTTTATTATGTTTTGCAAAATTTTAAAAAAGATAATTATTGGTTTCCAAGTTTAAAAATAGAAAAACATAGAGGCCAAAACCCAAAAGAGTTATTTTATTTTTTAGCCTATGACGCTCAAAAAAATGGTTACGTTGGTGATAGGTCAATTTCTTTTGACGAATTTAAAGAGAACTATCTAAATAGGGATAAATTATAATAAACTACTTAGAAGAAGAGGAAAATGATTATCCTCTTTTTGAGGAGCTTAGCAATAAGGATAAAATAGCTATTCTTTTGTATCGCCTTTACTTAATTGAGTCACAAAATAAAGCCTTTTCAGAAATACAAAAAGTTAAATTTATTAATATTGTAGAATACATTGAAAAAAAAGATTTATGGTTTATTGACTTACCCGATGAATTAGACAGTTTTGACAGTTTTATATTAAAAATGAAAATTAAAAATTTTTTAAAGGGTAAAAATGACTCCTAAACTAAAATTTAAAGAAAGTGATATTGAAAACGAGATTTTAGCTTATTTGAATGGGCTCAAAGATGGATTTTTCTGGAAAAATCCAGCGGGTGGCTTTTTTGACGGTAAGGCCATGCGTAGGCATAATTCGCGTTTTATTCTAAAAGGCGCTTCCGATGTTTTAGGTTTGTATAAGGGAGAGTTTTATGCCTTTGAAATAAAAACTCCAATATCGATTAAGTTTTATGAGTTACATAAAGAAAGGTTAAGTATGACCGCTGGGTGGGCTTTGAAGAATGACAAAGAGAAACATTTTAGGCGTCAAATACTATTCCAAAAGAAAATAAAAGCGTTTGGTGGTAAAGCGTTTTTTGTAAGTAGCGTACAAGATGTAAAAAAAGTCTTAGAAATTGAATAAGGCCTTTACAAATCAAAAGTTATTTTATAATTTTTATACATTATAAACTTAATTCTTTTTTGAGTTTGTAGTTTTTCTGTGAAAATCATAAGCCTCGCGGTTCTTGAATGAAGTTGGGTAACATCAAGGGGAATCGTGGGGCTTACTTATTCGGGGGTAATAAATGGCAAAAAAAATCGAAACTGAAGTTGAAAGACCAGTAATAAGAAAGGGGAGACCTAGACTTTATGGCGATGAAAAAAAGTTTAATAAAACAATTAGACTTAGCGCGACTCAAGAAAAATATATCTATGATCATTACCCGACTTTACAAGCTTGGATCGAAGAAAAATACGCAAAAGATATAAAGAAGTCGAAAAAAGCAAGTTAGTGCGTGTACTTTTATCTTTAAAAGAACTCAGGCTTTTAATTTCTTTGTTAAAAGCTGAATTAAAGTCTAATTATCGGCTAAGAATTAGAAATCAAAATTCTAAACTTTTTAAAAAAGTTGATATTCAAAGAGATATAGACTCTCAAGAATATCTTTTGGAAAAGTTGTACACTCTTCAATTTAAAATGATCAAAGGGTTAGAAAAAAAATCTAACCCTTAAAAATCTCTTTATGTAGTTGTTTAAGCTCTTTTTCTGAATAAAGACGGCTTTCTAAAAGCCATTTATAAGCCTGTTGACGCGTCAATTTCAAAAGGTCTTTCGTCTTTAAATTCTTTGTATTTTTTCGAGGCTTCGAATTGTGCTTTGATTCTTTCTTTTCCACGATTTAGTTTATCCAAAATAGTAGTTATAAGGTTTAGTTTTTCGGTTAAATCATAGCGACCTACAATGCCAGATTTTAAAGAGCCGAGAACTTCCAAAGTAATTTGAGCTTTCTCTTCATTAAAAATTTTTAATAAATAGTCAGTTTCTTCATTGTTAAAATGATATTTCATGCCAACCTCCTTTAATATTCTACATTGTCATAAATCGTTAAAACTCTCCAAGAATTTTCATTAAGATAATTTTCTTTTAAGTACACCTCATCGCTATCTATAAAGTGCTCTATTTTCCAAAAGACAATTTGACCGTCTATATAAAGGTCTCCAAAAGAGTGCTCACCCATGGGGTCATTATTTTCATCAAAATCTTTGTAGCTTTTTACAGCTTTTAGAATACGCCAGGTATTACCCCGTTCATAAACCAGAGGACTTATTTTTAAAGAGCCATTGAAGTTTTTAAAATAATAAAATCCATCGGGCGTGATTTTTTTAGTAGAAAGTTTGAAATTTAAATCATGAATTATCGCATTAATTGGAAGGCTATCTCTAAATTCATCGTTTTTTAGTGCGCATCGTTGTACTAAAAATTTTGCCATATTGCTAAGAGCGTACATTTTAAGCCTTTTTTTAGAAGTTAAGAAATGTTAAATAATTAGAAAATGATTGTATAGTTTTTTTAAGAAAAAATACTATAATAAAAGCTAACACTTTTTTTTGGAAAAATAACATGAAAAAATTTATTGAAAGAAAGGTCCCTGTTTTTCAACTTTTTTATAAGCATCCTGATAAAAATAAATATTTAGAGGCCGAACAAATTCACGCAAAAAATAAGGAGGACGCGCTGGACTTGTGGGACGACTCCCTTTTTTTTAACGAACAATGGAGACTTAAAAAGTTTCCAAAAAAAGCCAAGTTGATAGAGTACGAGCCGCTCACTTTTATTTACAAAAATAATAAATGGAGAGTTTACGACTCGATGAATTTACAAATTTTAAAAAGAGTTGATGAGTCTTATTTAAGGGAATATTTAATAAAGACTTATATTAAATAGCTTTTTGTTCGAAAATTTGTTTTTGGATATTTTGTAAAAGATATTTTATATCAAATTCGTCCATGATTTTATTTTCTGTCCAAAGATCAAAACTCTCATTGTTTTTTTCTAGGTCATGAGCCGAACAAAAATCTCCATAACCTGTACAAGGCTCTAAATAAATCTCATAATTTTCTACTTTAAAAGTTTTTGAAAAATTTAACGCCTCTACGTCATTAAAAGCGCCCATGTACCATTCACAAAAGCTGTCATACGAATCATTAAAATAATGTTCTTGAATTTTATTAAAAACGTCATAATTTTCATGAATTTGTTACATTTCTTTAAGGTTTAGTTTCATTTTTCTCTCCTTTTATATTGACTCTCTTAATCTATTTTTTTTACTAATAATTTTATGTAATAAAAAAGGCTTTTGAGGAAAATTGTAAGTGACATGTTCATGAATAACCATTTCATAAAATTGAATTTCATCAACTACATCGTCAATATTTTGAGGCGTTTCTTCTTCGCTAAAAAATACAGTCTCACTGTCTGTTAGCTTTATAAAGTCTTTTGGCTCTTTTTCATGCCAAAAAAACAAGCTGTTTGTTTCATAGTAAAAATAAAACCTTCCTTCTCTGTCCACTACGCATGTCATGGTATTGCTTGGGTTATAAAGTCTTTCTTCATTTAAAGTTAGTAAAGCTTCAAAAATTTTTTCTTTAATTGTTTGTTTTTCTTTCACGGCTCTCTCCTTTTAATAACATTATAGCAGACATAATAAATAATGCTTAAATAATGCTCTTATTTACAGCTTTTTGGCTACAATGCCAACAAAACAAGCGCATCAACAAAATATCTTTAATTTATAGCCTAAGGTTAGGGCTATAAACCCCTATAAATAGGCTCTGTAAAATAACCCTTTTACGTAATGCGAAATCATTGTATAATATAATTATACAATGATTCAGGGGGAAAAAAATGGATGCAAATCAAAGAATAAAAAACTTAAGCAAAGAAAATCAAAAAAAATTATCAGAAATTAAAAAAAGAGAGCAAGAGTTAACTAAAAAAAGTTGGTTTGGAAAATTAAGCAAAGAAGAAAAAAGAGAACAAAAAATTTTAGACTTAAAAAGAATAGCTTTAATTTATGAAACTACAATTGAGGACGCTAAAAGACTTAGAGATGATTTTAATAACCAACATGTTTTTATTTGCGAGTAATAAAAAAAGGAGGGGGAAACCCCTTCAAAAAAACTTTATATGCCAACAAAACAAGCGCATCAACAAAATATCTTTAATTTCCAGCTTTAGGCAAGAGCTATAAACCCCTATAAATAGGCTCTCTAAAATAACTCTTTTACGTAATGCCAAATCATTGTATAATGTAATTATACAATGATTCAGGGGGAAACAAAATGAAAAAGCAAAACAATGGGACTTACAAAGTTACAAAAACAGAGAAAAAAATAGCGAATGATTTTGTAATAAAATTTGTTTCTAACCAAACTGTAGAAGTAACAAACGAGATAGAGCACAAAATAGCTTTAGACCTTATAAAAGACGGCCAAGCCAAAATTGTCAAAAAGAAAAATTACGGAAAAATAGCAGAAATACAAAATTTAGAATTTGAATTTTAAAAAGGAGAGAAAAATGACAAAAAAGACAAGTAAAAAGAAAACAGCTAAGAAAAAAGTACAAAAGAAAAAAGTAAGTAAGAAAAAAGAAGAAACGAAAAATGTTATTATTAATTGTGATTTTTTAATTTTACCTATAATGGATAATTGGTTTTCTCATGATGCTTATAAAGTTGTTGCGATTGAGTTTGGACCTACTTTAAATTGTGGCCATAAAAACATAAAAGGGTTTTATCTTTATTGCCCTGGTTTAGGTTTAGATTTTTACGGTGGCGAGTTTGTTGACGACATAATAGATTCTTTTTATCCGTATTGTTCAGTCGAAAACGCAATAAACTATTTAAAAGAGTCTCCAAACCCATATGATAGAGATAAAAAAGTTTGGAATGAAATAGCTAAGACACTTAGAAAAAATATTAGACTTGTCAAAAAAGCCTAAATAAGGGGGAGTAAAATCCCCCTTTTTCCTAATCAAAATAAAACAGTCCAGTAAGCAAAAAATATTTGAGAAACAATAATAAATTCATGTAAAATAAACTCGCGAGGCCCATAAAAAAAGGGCTTTGTAAATAAAAAGCAAAGCGAGGCTTATTTTATGTCCGAAAAAGAACTTGTAAAAAAGAAACGAGTAAGAAGAAAAAATGATTTTCCTTGGAAGGAGTTAGATTTAATCTTACCTTACTTGCCGACTCAAAGAACTTGTGCGGATCAATTAGGTGTTTCCGAAAGTACGATCGAAAAAAGAATAAGAGAAAAATATGATCTCACTTTTAGTGAATACCGAGAACAAAAAGCCAGCGGAGTTAAAATTAAGCTTGTAAAAAAAGCTATACATGAGGCTTTGAACGGAAACAATGCTCTTTTGATTTTCTGTCTTAAAAATTATTGTGGTTGGTCTGATAGACCAATGGACAAAGAAGAGATAAAAAAAGTCGCGCATGTTATTCTAAATATTCCATCTAACACGAGGGAGTAATGAGAATAATTTTTGAGGACGATATTGAAAACCGTGATTTTGAATATTTTGTTAAAAAAAAAGCCAACCTCGTAAAAGCTTGTCAAATAAAAGATGATTTTAAAATTTATAAAGAAGGAAAAGGGTTCTTCGCACAAGGTAAAGCAGGGGACTATTTAGTGCTAGGTCCTTTAAAAGGCTTTTACATTATTGGAAAAGAAACATTCGAAAAATATTACGGTCCTTTTCATGTTTTTGAGACTAAGGATAATGTTTTAAGTTTCCGTGAATATCAAATTAAAAAAAATGAGGACGACCTTGAGTGACGTTTCTATAGGACCACAAAAAGGACCACAGACAAAATTTTTGGAGAGTGATGCTGACATAGTTATTTATGGAGGAAGCGCGGGCGGTGGTAAAACATACGCTCTTTTATTAGATTTTTTAAGGCATTATAATAATCCTAAAGCGGGCGCGGTCTGTTTTAGGAGAACTTCCCCGCAAGTGCGAAACGAGGGCGGCCTTTGGGACACCTCGAAAATAATTTATGGTATGTTAGGAGCCGAGCCGAAAGAAGTCAATCTAACCTGGGTTTTCCCTAAAGGGTGTAAGCTAAAATTTTCTCACCTCGAATATAATAAAAACGTTTTAGACTGGCAAGGCGAACAAATACCGATCATCTACTTTGATGAATTGACTCATTTTACCGAAAAACAATTCTGGTACATGCTATCTAGAAACCGATCCGTTTCAAGTATAAAACCCTATATCAGAGCTACAACAAACCCAAGCTCTAAAAGTTGGGTTAAAAAACTAGTTGAGTGGTACTTAGACGAAAATGGGTTTCCTGTTTTAGAAAAAAGCGGTGTTAAAAGGTTCTTTGTTAGAATAGATGACAAGTTAATTTGGTCTGAAAATGAAAATGAGTTAAAACAAAAATATAATGGGATGACACCGAAGAGCTTTACTTTTATACCAGCAAAACTCTCCGATAATAAAATTTTAACTTCAAATGACCCTTCCTATTTAGCTAACCTACAAGCTCTTTCGAAATTTGAAAGGATGCAATTACTTGACGGTAACTGGAATGTCGAAGAAGTCGCTGGAATATATTTTAAAAAGAGTTATTTTGAAGAAGTAGACGTTGCACCTCGCTTGGTTTCTATAGTTAGGTGTTGGGACCGAGCGGCTACCGAACACAACGAAGGGGACAAAGGTGATCCCGACTATACCGTTGGTTTAAAATTAGGTGTAGACGAGGATGGTATTTTTTACATCTTAGATATTATAAGAGAACGCTATTCAGCTTTAAAAGTCGAAAAATTAATTGTACACACGGCCAAACAAGATAGAATAGAGTGTACAGTCAAAGGTTTTCAAGACCCTGGTGGCGCGGGAAAAAATGAGATAGAAAATTTTAAAAGAATTTTATCAGGTTTTGACGTGGTTTCCGAAAAAATTTGTGTAGACAAAGCAACAAGCGCGAAACCGGCCTCCGCTCAATCGGAAGCAGGTAATATTAAAATGTTAAAAAATTGCAGAAACAAAGATGAATTTTATTACGAGGCCGAGAACTTCCCAGAGAGTTCTCATGACGATATAATTGACGCTTTTACGGGCGCTTTCAATTATTTAAGTGCTAAAAGAGTTGATGACTTTACAGACGATTTTATTCCAAGAAATATAACTAATATATCAAGAAGTGAGTGGTAAAATGGGATTTTTGGACAAATTTTTTAACAAGCAAAATAACGAAAAAGGCTTAGAAGAAACGCAAAACAGAGAACTTCCAGACTTTCACTCACAAGCTTTGGGGAGTCCTGGTACTGAAATTTATGGCGGTTATTTTGAGGAGGACTATTTAGAGAGTTTAAGAAACTCCGAAAGAGCCGATGTTTTTGATAAAATGAGGCGGTCCGATCCACAAATTAAAATGTGCCTTTCTGCTATAAAAAACCCGATCAAAAGTGCGCATGTCGAGATTGTACCTTGTGGCGACACCGTTCAAGATCGAAAAGATGCAAAACTTATTGAACAAATTCTTTTCCGTGGTATGGCGACACCTTTTAGTCGTTTAGTAAGTGAAGCCCTTACCATGATAGAATTCGGTTTTTCACTATTTGAAATAACTCATAAAAACTTTATAAATCAACCTATTCTAGATGATGACGGCTCGGTAATTTTAAATTCTTATACTGGTATAAAAAACATTGGCTTTAGAAGTCCTAAAACAATTGAAACATGGCAAGTAGATCACGCAAGCGGAGAGTTGTTGTCTGTTTTTCAACAAGCCTACGGAGACCTTGACCGTCAAATTGAAATACCGGCTAAATATCTTTTACTATTTACTCTAGACAGAGAAGGCGCGAATTACGAGGGTATATCACTCTTAAGACCTTGTTTTGGTAACTGGTTTAGAAAAAATAATTATTGTAAGCTAAACGCGATAGGGATTGAAAAATTCGCGGTCCCAACTCCTATAGCTACAATCCCGACTGGTAAGCAAAACTCTACTCAATTTAATAAACTAGTCGATGCCTTAGAAAAATATACAACTCATCAAAGCAATTATTTAATAAAGCCCGAGGGCTTTGATATTGATCTAAACACAAATACATATGACCCCTCAAAAGTGGAAGTTTCCATTGATAATGAGGATAAAAGAATGGTCAAGGCTTTTTTAGCTAACTTTTTAGAGCTTGGAATGAGCGGGTCCGGTGCATATGCTCTTTCAAATGACCTTTCAGACTTCTTTTTAAGTGGGATCGAGTTTATAGCTAAAGAGATTAGTGAACAATTTAACAAAAAAGTTATTCCAGACTTAATTAAACTAAATTTTGGACCTCGTGATAAATATCCTACTTTAAATTTTACAGGTATTTCTGACAAAGCTGGAAAAGAGTTAGCGGATATACTTTCAACTTTAACAAGTGCCAAAATTCTAACTCCCGATGATAGACTTGAGAAACATTTAAGGAAGAGACTCGGGATCACTGAAATGAGTGAAGAAGGCAAAAGAACTAAAGAGTTAACTTTGTCTGAAAAGTTTCAAAAACTAAGGCTATAGAATGAATAAAAGACTCCGAAGGCAAAACGACAAATTAATGATGGACTCCGAAAAGAGTCTAAAAAATGTAATGCGAAGTAATTTGGCTATAATTGCGGATAATATTATAATGCAAATAATGGCCAAGGAGTCAGGC